GCCGCGTCTGCAGTAGGAAACACGCCGAACACCGAGACGCCAGCAGGCCTTCCTTTACTGTTCGGAGGGCGCCAGGCACCTGAGGTCTCCTGTAGCTTGAAGTGCTTCTGTACCCAGTCGGCATTAGGGTCCGGTATGCCCCCGTAGTATTCCTCTACGGCTGACTTCACAGTCGCAGCAAAATATTCGGGGCTTACGTGGCCGGCGCAGCGGTACTTGGGCCTCTGGGAACAATGACCGTCTGCAAAGACGCATCGGGAACACTCATCGGCAACCATCTTGCGCCCAGCGGCAGCCTTTTGGCCGCGCTCTGACCGAAGCTTCTGAACTTCGGCAGCTAGGTTAGTGGATAGGTTGATACCACGGAAACCGCCGTAATCATTAAGACCGGCTTCTGGGAAGTAAGCGCGGGACGAAACTTGCCACGGTCTAGCTACTTCGGGCGTCTTCACACAGAACTTCGTCCGCAGCAAGGCGTCCAGGTCCTCACTTAGCTTGGAGTGTAAAAAGCGCACAAAGTCGGTGTTGATGTTATGGACCGGGGGCTCTACTCCGCTCACCCACTGTAGCAGCGGGAAGTACTGAGTACTACGCTGCTCTGAGTAGTAGGGTCTACTGCGGAACCGGTTTCGGTGGTCGCCTCGCCCTCGAGCATGGGAACGGCTCGCTACTTGCGTCTGGTACGGTATAGGCGTCTGCGGGAGACGGTCTTGGCCGCTGAGGTAGGACAAACAGTGCGGAGGAGCTTTGGGGCACACGGTGTAGCACCCCTCCCCCAGCAACCTAGCGGGGACCTTACAGGCCTGAATCAGGGTCGTCAGCTCCCCGGTCCCAGGTGCTAGTTCGCGACCTTGAAAGTAAGCTCGAAGGTCTACGTGTTCCCTGGCGGCGCTTAGCTCGGCTTCCAGGTCGACCACGGAAAGTAGTGGTAACCGCCCAAGGGAGCTGACCAGCACATACCCGTCCGGGTCAGGGACGCACGCCACCAACAAACCTTGTGGGTGCGCATCCCGCAGCAAGCCAAGCAGCGTGTCCAGGTGCTCGGCTTCTACGCGGTAGGCAGCCGCGGGGGCGTCGCTGCCCCCGTACCCCTGCGTCAGGTTGTAAACCTTAAGTTCCGGCAGCATCGCGTGCGTCTTGTAGGTCTTCTTCCAGCCACTTGCGCTGCACCGTAATCCGGTGCGCCTCAAGGGCTGCGGAGAAATCATCGTGCAATTTGTTGTACTTGTCCTCGGACAGGAGAGCCTTTAGGTAGGCCAACCGTCCTCGCAAGTGGGAGATGAGTTGCTCATCAGTGGTAATCGAAGATTTGAAGCGCTGCCTAGCTTTGGCTACTTGGGACGAGAATCCATGTACGCGACAGTTGTAGACCGCAGCCCGCAGTGCTTTGTATTCGTCAGAAGGCATGTTTGGCTTTTCGTTCACGACAGCGCCGAGCACTGATTGTCTGTTCCAGTACAGGGCTACTCGGGATTTGTGGTGGCGCCAACCAGACTGCCCCACCGCGGTAAATACCTGTCCCTTGAAAGCGTCTACCTCTTCTCGGCTGAGACGGTCTGGGTGCCCCATGTAAACGTTGTCCGAGTACCGGTAGTAAGACCAGCCGTTGGCCTGCGCCAACGTCAGTATTCTCTGGTCTAAGCGATGGTCGGCGATTCGGTTAGCTAGTGCAGGGCTCACGACGGTCCCCTGCGGCAAAAACCTGACTTTGCCTTTGCCAGAGGGGTGTACGTCAGTGACGCAGCACAGCTGCCCAATGAGGTTTGCCACCTGCCTGGGGTACCCCAGACTCTCGTAGTACTCACGGATCCAGGGTAGTCGGATCGACCCGAAGAAGTTTTTTAGGTCGAAGGACCACAGGATCTTGCTGCCTGCTATCGCTTCAGCGGTGTCCAGGGGTTTTACCCCCGGCTCGTACGCGCGTACGTGGTCTCCCACAGGGATGGGTTTCACGAAGGCAGCAGAGAGGACTTTCTGAATGTTCTTGACGCGCCAGTCAGGGACGTGGATGGCGCGAAGTGCGCCACGTGAGCCCGCCTTCCCTCGCTTGAGGATGGCGCCCTTTGTGTAAGTCGATTTAGCTGTTCCAGCTAGCTCCCGCCCACCGAACACAGCCCACCAGAGAGTCTTGGGACGAATGCCGAGGCTGTACGCCAGGGAAACGTCATCCATTACTGGAGGCAGGCTGTGTTGTACGGTGGGGATGGTTAGGACGGCTAGCTGCGTGTGGTTGTACGCTGTCATTCAGGGAAGGCGGAAGCAACTTCCGCCAAATCTTCGCTTTCCTTGTAGACCTTCAAGCGTGCGAGGTAGGTGGGCTTACCCACAAGGCCTATTGTGCGGAGACAGTAGTCATCTCCTAGCGAGCAACGCCCGTCCAGTACGTCATGTAGCCGAGGACACGCTAAACAAAGCGGACGCACTTCTTCTCCGTAAGCCACGAAGACCGTGTTGGCGGCGTCAAGCCGGTTGACGAGTTTCGGGCTCTGGGAAGCCGCTCTAGACCGATGCCACCCTCGGGCTACTAAGTAGCCCAGCCGCGCGGAGCCGTTCATTGGGTTGTTGCGCTCATCGGGGACGGTTTTGGGGTGCTGCAGGACCACGGGCACTGCGACGTCGAAGTGACTATGCACCTCAGGCCACTGCTCGGTCTGCCAAAGTGCAGACAGCGTTGCCAGCGGGTCCAGAGTTTCCTTGCGGTGGTAGCCCGTGGTGTCTGTTTTAGCCACGGAGCTAACTTCCACGCCTAAAATGCGCGACCACAAAGTATCGTTGAACTGTGTGCGGACATAAGCGGGGAACACACGCTTAAAAAGTTCCCGCTCGGTCTTCGGCACTAAATAGAACTGGTCGAACGGGATCCCGCGCGTCGCGGCCTTATAGACCTTGATGTGCAGGATCCCGTTCTCCGGTAAAGCCATGTTTAGCGCTTCAGCCTGATTACGTGGCCGTACTGAGCGCCGGAGCCGTAGCCAGCCTCCCAGGGAGCAACGCCGTTGTGCGTCACCAGCCAGCAGAGCGGGCGAACGCGCATGAGCTCGATGGAGGGCAGGGACCCATAGCCGTCCGTGGCGTAGATCAGCGCATCAGCCTTGAGCTGCGCTGCCCGTTCGAACACGGGCTCGAAGCGCGTCCCGCCGCGCCCGGTGACGTTGCGCTGGGGCTCGGTGAACTCGTCGATCGTGTACTCCCGGCCGATCTGGGCGTCGCACTCGATGACCGTGATTTGAATGCCAGGGGCAGCTGCCTGCATTCCCCGCAACTCCGACAGCGCGTCTGCGATGTCCGAGTTGGACATGGACCCGGAGGTGTCGATGGCGAAGATGATCGTGTAGATCTTCTCGCGCATTCGGCCGGGGAACTCGCAGATGTCCTCCATGTCGAGAAGCCTTCTACGCGGCTTGCACATGGACCGCTTACGGCGGTGGCGCAGGGTGTTCTGCAGCCAGGTCTTGAAGAACTGCTGCCACGGGATCTCTGCCTCTTCCAGCATGTTGGAGATGTACTCCTCCAACCCTGCAGGAAGGGACCCGCGAGACTTCTGCGTCTCCTCCTTGGCCTTCCGGACGGCCTGGCGAGATTCCCGCTCAGCCTTGCCCGCTGCGGCCTGGCGCTGGTCCGGGTTCATCTGGTCTGACTGACGCTTGAGCTCGTCGTCGTTGTTGGTCGGAGCGTGCATCTCTCGGTAGCGCTCCAGCGCTTCGACGATCTCCTCGTCGGTGGGGAACTTCCCCTTCGGGCCTTCACCCTCGCCCAATGTGCCTGCGGCCTTCATGAAGGCCACAAGCTGCTGGACGAAGTTGTCCAGGTCGGACATGAGCGCGTTGAAGTACCACTCGTAGGTCTTGCGCTCTGGAAGCTGCGAGTCCGTGGGGTAGCACCCCGCGAAGTCGTACTTGCCCGTCTTTGGGTCCTTCTCTCCCATGAGCTTGAAGTCACTGGGGATGCACTCCCCGCACTGCACCATGAGCGAGTTGACCGCGTAGTCGGCAGCAATGTTGGAGATGGCGAAGAACTTGCGTTTCTCCAGTTCGGTGGAGGACGCCACCTGGTCCAGCAGGCGCAGCCCGCGAGGAATGTGGTGGAGAACGATGTGGTACACCTCGTGGATGAGTACGAGGATGGCGTGGCGTACCGACAGCCGCTCCAGGATCTTCGGGTCGTACATCAGAAGGAGCTTGCCTTCCGGGGTGATGCTGACTCCGAAGGTGCCCATGTTCGGCACGGGCCTCTTCACCAACGCACGCAGGACGTGCGGGAAGAACGGTGAGGTCTTGCTCCCGCCGTGGGCGGAAAGCAGATAGGTTAGTAGCGCCTCGAGGGACGCTGTATGCTTTTTCTTCTGCATTTTTTTGTCTAGAATTTGACCAGCTCTCGGAGAAGGTACATGGATCAGAACACCGACACCACTTTTGCTGTTCTACGCGAAATCATCGCTGAGCGGCCTACCCTGAGTCCGCTCGTGAAAACTGCTGAAGTGGGGCGGGAGGTTCGGGACAACCTACCTTCGTCTGCTTTTGCAGACCCGGTTAACCGAGAATTTCCAGTGCACACCAAGGAGCACGCACTGCTATCTTCCGCGTATGCAGAGAAGACGGCGAGTGTAGCGCCCGAAGTCACGGGCCGCATTCAGGCAGCACTCACGGTTTACGGCGCAACGCTGCCTAAGAAGGAGTTTGAGAAGGTGGCTGCAGCCGCCGAAACTCCGGACTACCTGCTACCGCACACACGCCAGTTCCCTATCTACAGTGGAACCAGCCTTAAGTTGGCGCACGAGGCCATTTCGCGCAACCAGCGCAAGCTGTCTCCTACGAGCCTGGCTACTGCGGCTTCTGTTCTCGTTAAGCACGCGGCAGCCCGAGACGAGGAGCTTCCCACCGAGGTTTACCAGTGGGCGGGTATCGTTCCCTGTGACCGCGACAAGGCGGCTGAGTGGATTGACGCTCGAGGGGCTGCAGCACCTGCTGGGGCCGGAGCTTATACGCGCGTAGCTCAATTGGTGCGGTCCCTTCCTTTTACCACAGAACGGGCCGAACTTACGAAGGTGGCGGAGGCTGTGTCCGAGCTCGACAAGCAGCACGGCCTAGCTCGCCTTTACGGTAAGTCTCTCCCGGATCCGCTGAAGACCGTGTTCAACACCAAGGAAGCCATGACTGAGATGGTGGACCTGGGCGGCACCCCCGTAGCGCTGGCGGAGCTGGTGAAGAAGGGCCCTGAGTTCTACTCGGACGTTCTCGGCCCTGAGGTCGTTGAAGAGATCGCTGAGGGTGGGGTAGTGGACCCCAGCAAGGTCAAAGAGATTTTCCCGACTTTGCCTCGGGACATGCATGCGCTGCTGCTGAAGCAGTTGGGGAGATAAAGTGAGCCAACACTTTTTCAAAGAGGCCTATGATCTTGGGTGCCAGCAGGCGCTAGAAGACTTCGGGATGCTGGACGGCACGGAGAAGACTGCTAACATCTTCCGACGAGGCGCTGATGCGCTAGGTGACGCGTGGGGTGGGGTTCAGAAGGCCTGGCACAAGCGAACTGGCGGAGCAGCTCGCAGGGACGCCTTGAACCACTACAACCAGGTTGATATGGATTTCCGGGATGCTCTGAACAACTTTAACCCTGCAACCAGTTCGGCCAGTGACCTACACCGCCTGCAGGATCTGCAAAGACAGCACAATAGAGCATTTTCTGCAGGTCGGAATGCTTACTCCCAAGCAGGCCTGGAGTCTAGAGCTGCCCAAGTTTTACCGTTTGATCAACAGCTGAACTTTGACGCATCTGACGCTGTGGACGCTTGGAAGCACAATTTTGGAAATCCCCCGAAGCACCGCAGTAGAAACTTGTCGCAGTCGGAATTAGCTGCGAACGAGCGCGCTATGGAAGCGGCTAACCGGCGCGCGGCGATCAACCAAGATTTTAACTTCGCTCAAGAGCAAGCTAGAGCTCGACGCGCTCATGAGTCGGCTACGAACCCACAACGGCAGTGGGGTGGTCTTGCTAGCGCCTCGGATCGCATGGGGTACTAGTGCTCCTAGAAAAAGCCAAATCCCTCCTCTCTTCGGGCGACACACTGGCCCTAGTGCAGAGCCTTGCCTGTGACGAGCTTACGGGCGGGGCGCATGCTGCGTGGGAGACAGATAGCCTCTTGGTCTTCTTGGAGGACCAGGGCTGCCTGCCCCCCGACGAGGCCGCCTTGGACCGCCTCCTAGCGGTCACAGCGGTCAGGGCTAACCCTGCCTACCTGTGGGACGCTCGCGTGCTGGAGAACCTCTCTGAGACGCTCAATGGGCGGGTTGCGCAGCCAGAGTCCATCACGGGCACAGAGGTTGGTGAGCTCTGCTGGACGGTAGTGGAGATGCGCCTCATGGCCCAGCATTACGAAGAGTGGAGTGGGCCGCAGTTTTACGGGGATGAGCCCGCTGTTTACGCCGCTGCTCTTTGTGCTACAAGCGGTCTGGTGATTGTTCCTCCTGAGCTGGCGTTTGCACAGGATGCGCTGGACACCATGGTCCCGAAGGTGGGCCGAGAAGAGGAACTAAAGAAAAGAACCCTGGAGCTCCTAGGCACTCACAAGGAGTGCCCGTACGACGAGGATGACGCCGCGTGCGTGCACGCCAGGGTTCTTATGGAGGTAGGCAACTACGTCAGTACGATGCGTAGTTTGCTTAACTCTCAGTTGTTGGAGGCTGGGGTCCGCTTGTAGGGCTAGCTCTGTCCGAGACAGCAGTGCTGGGGCTGGCCCAGGGACACGCAGGGCACCCCAAGTAGTGGGCCGTCCCTGCTCCGCCACGTAGTAGCGCCAGCTTGACTGCGACCTTCACCTTGCAAAGCCGGGCACCGCAGTTAGGGCACGGCGGTGCGTCGTCTCCTTCCAGAGGCTCCCACTCGGGGGTCCCCGTGGGTTCTACATCCGGGAGACCGTAGTCTCTCAGGCTTTTCGTATCGTCCATACACCTGGTCTGTTTTGCTGCCACCTTTGCGGGTAGCGCATATCCCATGCCTGGAGGAACCAGGTTGGGAGGTTGTTTCGAGCTTTACCGACTAGACCCGTGATCCCGGAGTCCAGTACGTAGGTTACGCAGTAGTCCTTCTGGTACCGACAGCCCCGCCCGTACGCCTGGATCAGCGTGTTAGCGGCTTGCATGGCGTACCAGAGATTTCCGTCAGGTAGCTTCATGCGCTTTTTGATGCGCGCACTCCCTCCCAAGTTGGGGTACGGAGCTTTCATCAGTATCTGGGCCCGCACCCTCGGCCCACGTCCGTCTAGGCCCTCAGTGCACGAAGGGCTAGCAAGCCACATTTGGTCACTGTCGTAAAAGTCCTCGATGAGGCGTTCTACGTTGGGTCCGCCTGGCTGGTGCCAAATGATCCGATTAGCCACCTCTGGAGGAAGCAGCGCCCGCAGCATCTCACCGTTTTTGAACGTGTGCGTGTGGATGATGCCCTTGTGGGTTGAGTGGTTTACGGTGAGGATCTCTGCAATCTTCTCCGCCATCTTCGGCAGAGTGGCCTCAGCGTCTGCTTTGCGCATGTTACCAGCAGCGCAGTAGATGATTGGCCGGCACTTCACAGGAAACAGAGATGGCACGTCGATGAACGCACGGATCTCGTCTTCCCTTATACCCAGGTCTTCTAGGAAAGGTCCTTTATCCAGGGTAGCCGACAAGAGCACTACTTCGCTGCCTGCGCTAAATAGCGTTGCGTGAGCTAGGCGGCCCGGTTTGATAGGCCGAAAGACGACTCTGTCCGGGTTGTGCTCTACGTCCACGCACCAACTGTCCGGGTGAGCCTTGAGCGACGGGATTAGCCTTAGTACTGTGAGCAGTAGCTTGCAGGCCCGAAACTGCCGTTCTTCGGCGTGAGCAGAGCTCAGCAGCCCGCCCTGGGCCCCCGCTAAGGTGGGAGACGCTTTTAACAGGTCAGCCATGATTCGTTGAACCGCCCCCCGGAGACCATCGATGTAGTCCGCGGCGCAAGACCCGTCCGGCATTTCCCACTGAGAGGCTGTTGAGTTCCACCGCACAATGATCGGTCCCACGCGGGACACGGTTTTCATCAAGAACGGGAGGACCTTGGCTTCCAACCAGGCCGCGCATTGTTCCATGCGGTCGGTGGGTCGCGGCAGCGGGTAGACTTCCTTGTGCTTGCTGCGGGACAGGTACTGCACCCCTACCGACAAGATGTCCACCAGCCTGCCGGGCAGGAGGTGCGCCTCGTCGATGATGAGTGCCTGACGAGGTTTCAAGAGGCCGCTGTAGTTGTAGTGAGCGAAGAAACTGTTGAAGTTCGTTAGCGCTATATCAGCCGCCTGTGTCTCCGTCTTTGCACGCTGGTACGGGCAATTCATGCCGTCGCCATTATGCACGGAGCAGTGCTTTGCGATGAAGTTACTGGGGCTGAGTGCAAGGTCTACCCTTCGGTCGTTCCGGTACGCGAGACAGTCTCCACAGGTATAGGGGGTGCTAGACCCTGGAGCGTCTATAAGTGTAGCGCTGGCCATGCAAACGTAGTTTCTCTTCCCCCAGAGGTTCCCCAGGTTCAAGTGAGAGTAGTCGTCTACGTATTGCTGCTGGAGGAAGCGGTGCGACGCTAAAACATGCGCAGTGCCTGCGGCTTGAGCGAGCGTCATAGTAATGGCGCTTTTGCCTGTACCAGTGGGCGCGCGGAGGATTACGAACTTAGCGGCAGGTTTGTCCCTACGAGCTTTCTCAATTAAAGAGAAGACTTCCCTCTGGTGGGGGTATGGCTGAACCCCCGCCAAAGGGAAGAACTCCTCGAGGCGCTTCTCGGCCACTTACTTCTTGTTGGCCTCTTCGTCGCTGAGCGCCTCTTCGACCTTGGTGACGTCTCCCAGGATGGACGTGAAGACGTCCGAGTACCCGGGGGTGCGCACCAGCTCCAGCTGAAGAGTGCTGACCCAACGAGAGGCCTCTTGCGTGTTGGCCTCGCGGAAACCAGTGATGACGACCATCCTCAGCTCGTTCGGCAGGTCCTTCAAGAAGGTCACGAGGTTCTCGCAGAGCTTCTTGTTGACCTTGGGCATGCTGGACAGCAGCACCGTCTTGAGGTTGTCGCACAGGGCGGAGACGACGTCCACGCGGCCGGATCGGATGGCGTTGCGCACGCGGGAGCGAACCTCGCTCTTCTCCCCCTTGTAGGACTCCAACACCTCCTGCGGGTGGATGATGATGTTGTTGTCCTCGATGAACCGCAGGACCTCACCGGCCGCGGTGTCCCCGATCAGCCCCGAGAGAACGTTCTCGGTGGCGGCGGGGATCGGAGACAGGTTGCCCCCGTTCTGCTCCTCTATGGTCTTGAGGATGGTGGACACCTTTTCCCACGAGGCGGGGGTGGCGTAGATCCGCCCGGCTGCGCGGCGCTTGGTGTCCAGGAGCATGTTGGCGTTCGCCTCGATGTAGGCGATTACCATCGGGTGCAGCTCGCGATCACGCGCGTAGCGGAGCCACTCTGTACGGTCTTCGCGTACCGCGATCCACACGACGCGGCGGCGTAGCGCCGGGTCGTGGATCAGAGAGTCCGTGGCGTACTCTCCGCCGCTGGGGTTCATGGCGAGCGCCAGGTGCCACCCCTTCGGGAAGTTCTCGTGGAACTGATCCATGAACGCGAACGCCGCGGCCGCTGTCTCCTTGGAGGCGCGGTTGAGCTCCTCGAGGACGATGACGCCGCCCTCGTGGCTGTCCACGTTGTTCACTATCTGCGACTGCTGCAGGTAGTCGTAGGACTTTCCGTTCGGTGCGCGGAAAGCCAGCCCCTGCACGTCCTCGGGCATGGCGGTCTGGAGGTACCAGCCGTAGTAGCCACCTCCGCGGTCTTCGCGGCCCTCTTCCTTGAGGGACTGCGTCTTGCCGATGCCGGCGTGTCCCACGAGAGCGGGGACGAGTCCGGCGTCGAATGCCATCTTTACGGCCAGGCGGGCCTGCTGTACGGTAACGAGAGGAACACCCATTTCCTCCCAGAAGCGGTTTTGGGCGGAGCCCTTTTCGGTTGTATCGCTCATGTCTGTCGAATTCAAAGCGTCGCGTCGCCAACTAGCCGAGAAGCTTCTCTGGCTAGAGGGCACTCAATTTTCCCTATACGACTACCCCATGTATGACGCTATTTACAGGGGGCAGTGGCGAAAAACGCTGATGAAATGCGGGCGACAGGTAGGGAAGTCCGTGTCAGCCGCAGCACACACTGTGGTCGATGCGATCTCGCGTCCGTACTTCAGAACCCTCTACGTCAGCCCAAGTCTCAAGCAGACGTCGACCTTCTCTAATACGCGCGTAGCCAAGATGCTCCGGCATTCGCCGTTGGTGAGAGACTTATACTTAGACCCGCACGCCCCGGACAACGTCTTCCTGAAGATCCTTGCTAACGGTAGTGAGCTCATATTCACATACGCGTCGGACGATCCTGACCGCGCACGTGGGTACTCTGCTGACCGCATCAACTTCGATGAGATCCAGGACATCCTCTACGACGAGGTTGTCCCTGTGGTCTCTGAGTGCGCCGCTAACTCCAACTACGGGTACTTTGGCTACACGGGCACGCCTAAGACGATGGAGAACACCATTGAGTTTATGTGGCGGTCCTCCACCCAGTCCGAGTGGTGCGTGAAGTGTGAAGCTTGCGGCGACTATTCCTACTACGTCAATGACGCGGGAATCGGAAAGAAGGGGATCATTTGCCTCAAGTGTAAGGCGTACGTAAACCCCCGTAATGGGACGTGGATAGACATGAACCCCGTCCCCGATGACGTGGACCCAGAATCTCCGGACGCTGACCGGATCAAGGGCTTCCACATCCCGCAGCTAATCTTGCCGCTCAACAACGAGAGGCCTGAACGCTGGTCCAGAATTCTGCAGAAGCACGAAGACTACGCACCCTCGGACTTTAAGAACGAGGTGCTGGGCATCTCCGACTCTATCGGAGCGAGGCTTATCTCTCTTGACGAGCTTCAGGCTTGTTGCGAGGAGCACACTCTTGACGCCTCACCGTCTAAGGCCGTTAGGCCGGAGTCGGCCAAGGGCGTTGTCCACGTAGTGGGAGGGGTAGACTGGTCCGGCGGGGGCTCGAAAGGTAACTCTAGGACTGTCGCCTGGATCTGGGGTATCGACGCCGGAGGGCGCCACCACACTCTGTGGTTCAAGATTTTCCCGGTGGTCAACCCAGTAGACTCCGTCGAGGAAATCGCCCGCGTCTTTAACTTATACCAGGTAAGTCTCGCGATTGGTGACGCAGGAGAGGGCCACATCGGCAACAACCTACTGA